AAGGCCATAAATCGTGTTTACTTGTAAGTGTTTCCCTATCCATCAACTCCACCTTTTAGGATGGCTTGGTGCAAAATTCCTTTTAAGTGGAAAATTATACTCTACTAAATAGCCTAGAGCATCATTCATATGGTCATATCCACTATCTTTGTCTGGAATATGCGTACCTTCCTTATAAATCTGTCGTTCTATGCTTTTGATCGCATTTTTACAGGACTTAACAATAAATAAACTACTTTTGCCATTTACGTTCTTTAACTTACTATTTACTGCGTTAATCCTATCCCTTACCAAAGGTGCTGTACTTCTACATCTTACATCAAAACCATTATTTTTCAAAATAGCTAAATCAGTTAAACCACCTGCACTTGTTTTTCTTTGTTTAGCACTTGGGTCTGGATATACCACTATTTGAACGTTCTTATATCTGGTTCTAATCTCCTCACAAATCTCATTCGTATTACTACTATATATTTGTATCTCATCTATCATAAAAATTCTATCATTTTCTATAACACAAACAACCGCACTCATTGGGTCTACGTTGAAGTCTAAGCCTATATGTAATATGCCACTATTCTTGTTGTACTTCTCTACTATGTTTTTATCTCTACTAAAGTTGTAGTAAATCATTCCAGAATAATTAACAAATGTCGCTTCGTACTCTTGTTGAAACGTTCTAAGGTCTAAGTCTTGCTTTGCCTGTTCAATTTCGTCTTCACTAACTTGTTCACCCTCTAGTGTCGTGTATTGAAAGCTTTTCCAATCCTTATTAGTTTCACCCATCTTGTATAACTCATAAGACCAGTTCCCAAAACCTCTAGGACTACCACAGAACAACGCATAACCTTTTGTGTCTGACAATGTTGGTCTAAGCACCTCATACCATGTTTCTTTGCTTGTATCTGCAAACTCGTCCATCACAAGGAAATGAAGACCTACGCCTCTTAGTGAATTTTCGTTATCGCTTCCCCTAAGTGTAATCTGGCTGTTATTCTTGAGTGTAATAGTCAAATCGCTGTGGTTGATGCTCTTGACCCATTTGTGCTGTATCATCTTTTCTTTAAGAACACCCCAACATATCGCTTTAGCCTGTCTGTAACTTGGTGCAACATACCAAACCTTTTTATTAGGCTGACTCGCAAATTTGGCTAATTCATTAATGGCTAGATATGTTTTACCGAACCTACGCCCTGTAATCAAAACCCTAAAGCGTGATTCATCTTTAATTACTTTCTTTTGTGGTGCTGTTAATGGCATTAATCAGCTGACCATACTAAAGGTTCATCTAGTTCACTTGTTTCTATCTTATCTTGTTGCCCTAAAATATTCTTTCCTAGAAATATTTGCATGGTCACATTACCATTTTCAGCGGACTTCCATTGAAGTTGTCTTAACCTCATTTTCATCTGTGACCGCCCTTTTGTTAGAAATTCCGAATAACTCTTTTCAAGAAGGTCTGGGGAACACCCAAAGAAATCAGCCATTTCAATGTTAGTACAACCGAATGATGCAAGCTTTTGTAGTTGTTTTGTATCTATGTTGTACTTCTTTGGTCTAGCCATCCTATTTTAACCCTATAGTAAGGTGGTGTGGTACAGGCTTCTCAAGGTTCAACCACTAATCACCTGTACTGCGACAGAGAACAGTCCTTAACTATGTCCACTCAGTACCACAAATAACATTTAGCAATAAATAGTTTATTTTTAAAGTTTTTTCTTTTTTTGTCTTCTTTGTTTCTCTGCAAGTTTTTTCCATTTCTCAACTGTTTCTTTCTTAAAGACTCTAGTATTTCGTTGTCCTGTATCTGGAACAATTGGTTTTAGTGCAAATATTTTTTCATAATCTTTATCCATTAAGGTAACTCCGAATAATAGTTTATAACCCTTCTACAATTCTTTTTAGTAGAAATAGGGTCACGAACTTGGTTGATGGCTGTGGCTAACGCTAAACATTCCGCATGATTATCAAATACAAGGCGGTGAACTTCAACATTAGCGGTTTCTATATCTGTAATAGTAATGAGATACATGGTAAAGGTTATGACCTCTAACATATCTTTTTAGCTTTTTTACCTGTGAAATCTTCCCATCTTTTAATGATAACATCACAATAAATAGGGTTGAGTTCAAATCCATAGCAAATTCTGTTTAACTTTTCACAAGCTATTAAAGTGCTTCCAGAACCTAAAAAACAATCATAAATAATATTGTTTTCTCGACTACCATCAATTAACAATTTTTCTAACATTTCAACTGGTTTTTGTGTTGGATGTAATTTATTTTGATTTAATCTGTCGAATTCCAATACATCATGTGAAAATTTACCATAATATTTATGTTTCTTTTTCCAACCATAAAAACAAATCTCATATTTACTTGAATAATCTTGTCTTGTTAAAACATGATTATTTTTCAACCATATCAATTGAGATGCTATATATATGTCGTTTTTTAAAAGAGCGTTATACAACTTAAAGGAATTTTTTCCATTTATCCAAATGTAAATTGTATTATAATTGGTAAGTTTAAAGTTTTTGATAAAATCAAAACTAAAGTCTTCAAAATCTACACTTTCATCAGCTTCTATATATTCTGTAATTCTGTTTCCACCTAATCTATTATTCAAGTCTTCATTCTTTTGGTTATAATCAACGCCAAATGGTGGGTCTGTTAATACCATATTTGCTTTTTCATCTAACATTAATTTATTAACATTCTCTTGTTTTCTTGAATCTCCGCACATTATTTTGTGTTTACCAAGTTCATAAACATCACCAAGTTTTGACTTTGGTTCTTTTGGTGGTTCTGGAACTTCATCTTCATCTGTTAAATATTCTTCATCGTTACTTAAAAATTTATCTAACTCTGATGAATTAAAACCCAATAAATCTAAATCAAAGTTAACCTCTGACAAACCTGCTATTTCTAGGTTGAGCAACTCCATATCCCAAGTGCTATCCTCATTTATTCTATTGTCCGCTATTCTATAGGCTTTAGCTTGCGTTTCTGTTAAGTCCGCTATAACTGTAGGAACTCTTTTCAAACCTAGTTTTTTAGCACCCATAAGCCTTGTGTGACCGACTACAACCACCATATTTTTATCTACGACTATAGGTTGTTGGAACCCATATTCATTTATAGAACTTGCCACCTTGTCTACAGCTTGGTCTTTTCTAGGGTTATTGTGATAAGGAATAAGCTTATCTATTGCTATGCTATTTATTTTCATTATAACCATCCTCTTAAATCTAAATACTTTTCAGCGTCATCTTTGGAAAACTCGCCCTCTTTTATGGCTCTTTGTACTTCGTCAATATGTTGTAACGCTTGTTGAGAAACATAATTCCTTGACATTTTTTCTGATACAACCTTTTTGTAGTCTTTGAGTCTAAGGGGGTACAAATCAACCTTTTCTGTGCTTTGTGCTTTTGGTTGTTCATCCAAATATTTCTTAGCGGATAGCCAGAAAGCAGGTTGTTTAGCAAACTGTTTATCTTCTACAGATTTATAATACTTATTATACAATTCTGCTAGTTCTTCTGGCTTCTCTATCCATTCGTCTTCTATCTTCATATAGTTCTTTTCGGCTGTTCCCTTTGATACCTTATTAGCTACCTTTTCCCAAAATTTTAAAAAGGAAGGTGCATAACTTACTTTGGTTTGTTTAGGACTAGGGGTAGGGGTAGGGGTTAGGGGGGTTTTATCTAGGTTCTCGCTAGGTTCGGTGCTAGGTTTTTTTGGTCTACCTCCTAACTTCCCATTTTGTTTTGATGCTTCCATACGCCTTGATATATATAGATATTCCTGTAGTTGTCTTTCGTTTTGGTAGTGGTCATTTACTAAAACAAAGAACTCTCGAATAATTTTATCACAGCTAGTTTTCTCATTATCAGTGAAACAATTAGCTATTCTGTACTGCTTATAAGCATCATTTGGTATACCTGCACAGCGTTTATTCCAGTTAAAGCATAAAAGCCTTATGTATATTCCGACTTCTTCATTACTAAGGTGTTGCGTACCTGCGATAAAGTCTTCTGTAAATAAGTACCATGCTTTCATTTTCTGCGTTGGTTTTGAATTTTCGTGTATAATCATATTGAACTCCAATTTAGTTTATTGTAACCCCTCTAAGCCTAAACCTAAAGGGGTTTCTTGGTTAATACCCCCAAACTTCCTTTCTAGCTTGAAGAACAGTAGGTTCTTTCCAAATCCAGTTATCTGGATTAGGCACTAGAGAGTCTCTAACGTTATCTGGGGTATCTACTGTTTTGAGATAATTACCCATTACCTTTAAAATATGCTTACATATCCGCATAGGTTGTGCGTAATCATCTAGCGACATCGCAATAAATTCAGCATCCTTAGTCTTTGTCGGATTTTTCAGATACCACAAGATTTGCTTCGAGTTTGTCGCTGACTGATATATGGATTGTTGCATAGAATGTGAAATACTAATCCTTTGGGGTAGGCTTTTAGACGTTTTCAAATCAATATAAAAATCCTCTTTGGTCTTCTTATCTTCAAAATGAAAGTCCGTATAACCCACGAAAGGTATGGTTTCTATCTCTAATTCTACCTTCTTTTGATAGGTCAATAGATTCCATGAGTAAGCATATTTCTGAAACTCCTTAGTTCCTAGCTGTAATAGTGGCACTAAATTGTTTCTTTCATCTTCTGTTTTTGGGTCATTTATTCTAGAACAGTTTGCATCATATTCAGACACCATTTTTTCTGTCGCTTCTTCTAGCGGTATTCCATTGAGAAACATATTAATGCCAGACTCCACAGATTGACCCCTAACAGCCGATGCACTTGTTGGGAACTCGTACCCAAATATTCTTCTCAACGCCCATCGTTCACGATAAAAAGCGAACTCATTAAGATGACTAAAGGATAAAGGCAACAAATCAAACTTTTCAAAATGCTCCCTCATATTAAATCCATGAACTCTTTAGTTTTCTTTTTATTTTTATTTATCTGAGCATAGAGAAGAACACATTCTGCATACACATTACTTTCTTTCCCAAACCTTGTTACATACTCATGGAGTGCATCCAGAAGGTTATCCATAACCTTTATTTCGTCTGAATGTTTGGCTAAACCTCGTTCTTTCTGCTTATCCATTTTTCTTTCCATTTCAAATTCGAAAAAGGTCTTTGAATTATCATATTCAACCATTGTTTTCACCCCTCACAAGTTCGTATTCAGCAAAGGTTTTTTCATCAACTTTTTTCTTGTGCGTAATAATATTGAACCCTTCTTGCCTTAACTCAAATATAACGGCACTTAATCTAAAAGAACCGAATTGATACAACGCTTCTAATGGGGTTATTTTGTTACCTATTTGTAGGTATTCTAGGATATTTTCCTTTTGTGATTTTTTTGGCATTTCAAACTCCTTTCTATAAGTTGTGTTTAGCCAGTTCTCGTTCATTGACCACCTTAGTTCTTAGGTCATCTCTAAACGCTTTGAAGGATTCGAACCTTATTTTGGCTCTATTCCTTTTTTTTAAGGTTTCACTATATCTATTAGCAAAATCCCTAAACTTGTCGTGGTTAAATATCAAACCATCTAACTCTTTCATGTTCTTATACATTTTTTGTCTGGAAAACTGAAGTGTCAATTCTGCAACAATCATTTTTTCCTCTTTTTTCATTAGTTCACAAGCGGTATCTAAATCTGCAAATATCATCCCTAATTCTTCTTGTTGGTGTGATATCTTTTGGGGGTCAAACTGTAGTGAATAAATATCTGTCATTTGATGCACTCCGCATACGTTATCATATACCCCATTTTGTCTTTGTAGCTGTCGTGATGCTTTGGGTTAGCCTTTAGCCTTACTGTCTTCTGCCAGTCGTTACATAAAGCCACTTGGTGCGGTTTTACTTCTATTCCTAAGATAACCGACCACCCCTTCGCTATTTCTTCGTGATTTGTTTTTATATCGCCATAATCTCTTCCGCGAGTTTCAACAATACTTACTACCTCTTTGCATAATTTTTCACCAACCATCTGGGTTTTCCTTTTTCCATTCTATGCGTTCTAATAAATCTTTTTTCCACTGCTCGTTAAGTTCCTTGTCAGAATGTCCTAATGTGTGGCACTTGCGACATAAGGCATAAAGATTGTCTATGCGGTTCAGCCTGTTGTTTTTGACTCCACCCATGCCCTTCGGTATTAGGTGATGAATATCCACCGCTACTTCTTTATGACAATTCCAACAAAGGGGGATATCGTTTTCGTGATACCCCCAAAAGTCGGCAAAGAGCTTCTTATAGTTCTTTAAGGTTTTCATTAAATGCCCTTACAGCGTTTTTTGTGAGTTCCTCAATATCATTTACCGAAAAGTGACCAGAACCCATTGAACGACCAACTACCCCTGTCACGAATATATCTAGACGCTGTGTATCCCCTTTATTAAAGCCATTTGAAGGCGGTTTAGATGTAAAGGTATTATTAGATTGTGGAACTGGTTGTATTGTCTGTGCAGGGGAATATTGCGGTTGTGGTGCTTGTGTAGGCGTATACACTGGCTGTCCGTTATCTGGCATGGATGCTATCTCAACATCTTTGATATTCGTGTATTGATTACCATTTGCTGACGTTTTCGTATTGATAACTGTATAATTTATCGCATCGCCTTTTTGTGGCATAGGGTTCATAACTGTACCCCTGTAATAAAGCCTAGTGCCATCTATCAAATCTATAGAGTAGTTTGGTACTCCATCTTTCGTATTATCAAAAATTTTATCTATTATCATTTACTTATTCCTTATTATTTATTGATTACATTATAGCCACGACCTTCTAAACACCGATTGATAAAATCTTTTCTGGTGTTTACTTTAGGACTTAGCCATAACACCCTCCAACGAATGTTGTTATACACCACTTTGCTTTTATCGAAAACGTAGCTTGTATTGTCCTCAACTAAACTTTTGCAGGTATAATAATCATCGTGAAAGCGGTTCATGTCACCCTTTATTGAGGCTGACGATTTTCCTCTTGAATCCACAATTGGCATTGTTGAGCAACCGCCAATAAAAGCAATGGACAAAAGAGTGAAAATTAGTTTTGATTTTTTCATGCGAACTCCAATTCAATTTAAAACCTAT